GTAACAATGTTTCGTAAAAAACTATCAGCAGTAGCAGTTGATTCTATTACAGTCGCTGATATTGAACCATTGCAGCAAGAATTTCTTGTTGAAAATGTAATTGACGCAATTGAAAAAGTAATGAAGGCTGTAGTTAAAAAAGCTATTGTTGTGCAAGCCCCAACTGGAAGTGGTAAGAGTTTTACAATCACAAACTACACTTCAATTTTAATCGCACAGAAATTCAAAAAGTTTAAGAACATTTTCTTTGCAGCACCTTCGCAGGAATGTGTTGATGAACCGCTTGAAAGTATGATGAAGTACGATGGTACTTATATCGGTAATAAACTAGTCAAGGTTTACGATAGTAAGCAACTAAAATATGCACTAGAAAACGAAATTGATTTACCGGGTGACGTTCGTTACTTTTTCATGACCACACAATTTATGTACGGTCTATATGAAAGTTTCGATCCATCGAATCCTGATGAATTTGATTTGATGTTGCCTGATTTGATTTTCAATGATGAGGCACATCGTGGATTGGGTGTTCCAGATGCTTCCACTACCCGTGAAGATCAAGGTGTCACTAATAACAACTGGGAACCAAAGTGGTTTGACATGCAAACTGCTATGATGAACTGCGGAACTGTCATCATCCACTTGACTGCAACACCTACACAAAGTCAGCGTATGAAAACTTTAGTGGGTTCTGACAAGTACATGCAGTTACCTACAATGCCAAAATTCAAAGAATCAAATGCTTTCACTAAATTTGAATATCATGGAAATCGTGAAGATTTGTATGAAACATTAGCAGCCGCTTATAAAACATTTGCTTGGCAAGTCAACGAAGTGAGAAATCAACAAATTTTAGTTCCTGAAAATGTTTGGGATTCAGTCAAAGAGCAGTTGCCTAAGATGATGCCGGGAATTATCATTAGTCTTGGCCGTAATAATGCGGTTAACGGCATTCCAATTGATGATGTGATGAAAGATGTCAAGGCGTTTGCTAAACGTATGGGTGCTGTGTTGTTTGTTTCTACCTCAAAGGAAAAACATTTTGATGGAATGAAAATCAAGCGTATGAGCGACGGTATCAAATTAGCCAACAAGCCGGGATATTTAAATAAACCATTGGTAATGGTTGTGGTTGATTCGGGTAAAATGGGCATCAACATCCCTCGTTTGATTACCGCAGTAGTTTGCAAAATTCCTGCGCAACAAAAGATTCATAATAGTTATACGCAGTTTGTCGCACGTACTTGTCGCTTACCATTCTTTCGTGATCACGGTATAGGTATCGATTTCATTCGTAAAATGAAAGTATCCGATGATGTGAAATCGCTGGTGTGTTCTTATTATTCGTTGCTATCTACATCATTTGCTATCTTACCGCAAGACACTGAAATAATGCAATTAGTAGAAGAATTTTACACAGAAGATACCTTCCCGATGCTTGAAGGAATCGATTACATTCTAAAAGGTGTTTTTGGTAACAAAAATCCAAAGAATCTAATCTCTGGGTTGCGTCTTGCATTTGATCGTGGACAATTGAATCAATTGTTTCGCAAGGACCATTGTGAGGCATGCAAAGGTGCTTGCTTTGAACAAGCAATCAAAGGGTATACTGAAAAATACGGAGATGATACTAGCGCATTGGGTGATTTTATTGAAGATTGGAAATCCACTCTGCAAGTTGATCATATCGATGGTAATCGGTATAACAATGATCCTTCTAATCACGCAACTATTTGCCCAAATGTCCACATGTTGAAAACTCAGCGACAAAAAGATTATTTGAATGAGTACGCTTTCGGGAAGAAGTCAAGTTGACAAAAACTAAATAGGAGTATATAATACAAACATGAAATACGCACTAATTGACCTCGCTAATACCTTCTTTCGTGCCCGTCACATTGCATCACGCAACAGTACAGTTTCCGAGAAAGTGGGGATGGCCTTACACCTTACGTTGGCTAGTACTAATCAAATCGTGCGTAAATTTCAAATTGACCATGTGATATTTTGTCTAGAGGGAAAATCGTGGAGGAAGTCCTACTACGCTCCCTACAAGAAAAATAGGGTAGTAGATACAATGTCTCAAACAGAGGCAGAGGTTGAGGAGAATAAACTTTTTTGGAGCACCTATGAAAATTTTACAACCTATCTCAAAGAACGTACAAACGTAAGTGTCCTGCGTGATCCCAAAGCTGAGGCTGATGACTTGATCGCACGTTTCATTCACTTGCATCCCGATGATGAACATTTTATTATCAGCAGCGATACAGATTTTTTGCAATTAATTACGCCTAACGTAAAACAGTATAATGGAATAACCAATGAGTTGATTACACTTGAAGGCTATATCAAAGACAATGGTAGGCCTGTACTAGATAAAGAAAAGAATCCTAAACTATTAGAGGATCCACAATATCTGCTATTCAAAAAGACCATGCGAGGTGACGCAACCGACAATGTATTTTCAGCTTTTCCTGGAGTAAGAGAAAAGGGTACACAAAAGAAAGCCGGATTGATTGAGGCTTATGCGGATAGGACTAAACAAGGATTCGATTGGAACAATATGATGTTGCAACGTTGGGTGGACCATGCGGGGGTTGAACATCGTGTGCGTGACGATTTTGAACGCAATCGAACCCTAATTGACTTGACAGCCCAGCCCGATGATGTTAAACTATCAGTAGATACAAACATTCGTGAAGGTGTTCGCAGAACTACTATTCCACAAGTGGGAATACACTTGATGAAATTCTGTGGCAAATATGAGTTGAATAAAATCTCTGATAATGCAGAGACATATGCAAGGTGGCTTAACAGTCCTTATACAGGGGTATTATCGTGAATAAGATTTTGATTATATGTTGCTTACTATTGCACGGTTGTGCGGTAATAGCAGTTGCTGATGCAGGTGTTACTGTAGTAGCAACAGGAGTGAAAGTTACAGCAAAGGCAGTGGGTGCAGTTGCAGATGCAATTATACCCGGGAAGTAATGATTGAGAAAAGAATACAAGAACACAAGAAAACTGCCGAGCAATATGTTAAGGACAATTTTCCTAATCTAAAACCTACCTATAAAAGTTATCAAACTAAAGTAGATAATAAATTTGCCCAGTTGATTATTAATGATTGTTGTGCTATAATTATGCAGGCTTCTACATTTAGCGTATTACCAACACAGTATATAAAATCTATTAGAGAAATGTTTGACTTTGAAGATGAAAATTAGGAGAATAAAATGAAATTGAAAATTTGCGGATTAACATACGAAGTCTTATATAAGACACCGGAAGAAATGCAAGGTACGATTGGTCTTGCACGATTCAACGATCAGGAGATTTGGATTGGTAATCAATTTACTGAACAAACTAAAAAGATTGCATTGTGGCATGAAGTATTGCATATTCTAGACCATGCATACAATCTAAAGATGACAGAAGAACAGGTTAAGTTTCAAACTCACGCATTAATTGCATTAGTAGAAGATAACCCAGAGGTATTTAATAATGGCACAACATAGTAATTACTGGAGTTGCACACCCTTCGCTGATTGGGTTCGTGGTACTCCCAAACTCAAGTCAGGCACTAGTGAAGAATGGAATGAGTGGGCTAATAACAACAAAGGTTATAACCCTATTCGTTTTTGGTTAGCTGAGGAAGGTCTTGGTAAACTACAAGATTTTGTAACTTATCCTATTAGAAAGATTTATGATGTCAAGTATTACATTAATAATAGGTATGTTACTCGCACTCATGCTCTTACCGCCCATCCTCGTGATATTAAGCCTGGTTCTTGGTGTGATGTTGGCAATAGGTTCCTTCCATGCTTATTTAATGAGTTGGTTGATTTTGTTGAAGTCGAGCAAGCCTGGAGCCACATCGCGTGGGGAAACAAGGAAGATCGTGCTAAGTATGATGCTCCTTTCTATGCTAGTGGTTGGTGGCGTTGGCGCACTTGGCGTTGCAGTCAAGCAGGTATCGATCATCTTGACTGGGCAATGACTCTTACTAATAGTGATTGGGTTGACAAAAGTGATCCCGACTATGGTAAACCTACTAGTCAAGCACTACATGCTAAAGAGATTAAGGAACTTTACACATGGTGGACAGTTACATATCGCAATCGTCCTGACCCATATAAAGCAAGTGGCTGGAGTGAATACTGTGAAAGTTTACGTAACACGCACGGTGATACTTGGCTTGGTATGAGTGCAAAAGCACCTGATGAAATAAAATCTCGTGATAAGGCTCATAAGTTGTTAGACAAGATTGAAAAAGCCTACGACAAAGAAGATACTGAAATGATGATTCGTTTAATTAAGATTAGAGACAGTTTGTGGACATAATATGAAAAAAATTTACTACGAAAAGATCGGCAGGAAATATGTTCCTGTTGCTGAATACGACAGCGACTTGATAGATAGTTTTGGCAAAGGTAGTCATCTTGTGATATGTCATCCTGGTGGACAGAGCCGTAGATACAATATCGATCCTGCCTATGCTCCTATGATTGCTGCTGCTCGTGTGGCCGAAGATGCTATGATGCAAGCCATGCACAAAGCCAGTGAATTGAAACCTACGCAAACTCCTATCACAGAAGGACAACAAAAAGCATGGAAGAAACTGGCCAAAGAGTTTGGTGATGAACTTGCTACTCTGAGTGGTGCCTCATCATACGACATTGCTCAAGCAGGACTCAAGGCTTTGGAGAAGGAAGCAGATAAGTTGTTGACTAACCCTGCTGTCCAAAAAGCCTATGATCATTTTTTACTAGTTGCTGAACTGACTAAGTAAAACCCAAAACAATAGACAACTATTGCATTTTCTGTTATACTGTATTTTTTAACAAAGGACTTTTATGTTTACAATTCTCGTGGGTATTTTTGTAGGTTTGCTAGTAGCAGGTGCTATTAGTTTTATGTCAGAATTTAAAAAGATTGCATTGGGCGTACTTACAGGTGTAGCAATCATTCTTATATCAATTGGAATTTCAGCATTCACTGTAATTAGTGCAGGGCATACTGGTGTACAAGTTACATTGGGTGAAGTCAATCCCTTGCCCTTGACTGAAGGTGTTCACTTTGTGAATCCAATCAGTTCAATCAAGGATGTAGATGTTCGTCTACAGAAAGCAGAACTAAAAGGTGCTAACGCAGGTACTAAAGACTTGCAGGTTGTGCATACTGATATCGTAGTGAACTATCGTCTTGACCCACTCAAAGTGCCGCACATTTACAAAGAGTATGGACTCAATGTAGATGAAAAGGTTCTTGGCCCTGGTATCAATGAGGCTTTCAAAAGCGTGACTGGTCACTATACAAGTGAAGAACTTGTGACTAAGCGTGATTTGGTCAGTCAAGAGATTCTACAGCACTTGATTACTAAAATGGCTCCGTTCAATATCGCTGTGAGTAACATCAGTTTGGTGAACTTTGGATTCAGTCAAGCATATCAACAAGCGATTGAAGATAAGGTTATCTCTGCACAGAAAACTGCTAAGGCACAACAAGACCTAGAGCGTATCAAAGTTGAAGCAAACAGTCGTATCGCACAAGCAGATGGTGAAGCTAAGGCTATTGCTATCCAAGCGGCTGCTATCCAAAGTAATGGTGGTGCAAACTATGTGCAACTGCAATGGATCGAAAAGTGGGATGGTAAGTTGCCTACTACAGTGTTGGGCGGTGACTCAAAGACATTGATGAACATTGGTAAGTAAGGCGTAGTATGGATCTAGATGATTTTGTTTCAAGATTGGAAGCAGAGGCTGATCCTAAACTAGTGAGTGAAATCCATCATTGGTCAAATGATACTAAGTTATACATGTATCTACATAGTAAGCAATTGGCAATGATGGATAAGTTTGATCAAAAACTCTCAGAGATTAAAAATGCGTAAGTATATCACTAACAAATTCAATAGTGTATTTCTTC